GTGCTGCCATTTGTCAAAACCCACGATCACATCTGTTCCAAAAGGAGGATCAAGGCCTTCTGGTGAAATTGATTGTAGCCAAGGCCATTCAGTTCCCCAACCAACCTCTATGGTAAAGTCTTTCTCCTCCGATATGTCTATGATTTTATTAATGTTTACGTTATTGTCATCCGGACTAGTTGTTGAACCTAATGGATCGTATGCAATTCGCAATCTACCTCGATGAAAATTGCTTGCTATCACTAAAAACCTGAACTTCAATGTTCCGCGCCAATACTCAAAAGGCAAGGACATGAAAGCTGTTGTAGCAAAATGGTATTGTGTATACTCAGTCTCTCCTACAGTAATTGTATGTGTCTTGTACTGCAATGGAGTCACTAATATCTCATTAAGTACGTCTCCAGGTTCGTCTGTTTGTCCCCAAAATATGGAACCTATATGCGTCTCTTTCTCCTTCAAATAAGAGAATTGTAACTCATCGGTCGGCGGTAGTCCTATCGTCGCCGGGTCTATGGTCAATTCTCTTTTTGGATCTCCAGACAAAGTCTGGCAAGTATCAACGCCTTGTGTGCTAGATAAATTCCCCATATATCGTGGAGAATACAACATCGTATTATCTGCATAATTAGGCTTCGAATAACCAAAAATTCTTGCTACGTTGCCTATGGCTCCTGATGCTATTTCCGTTGCTCTAGCATATGGTCCAATACCTGGAACATTCTTGAGTTTACCGGCCACCGCTGCGACTGCCATTGCAGGTTTTGATATAACGCCTTTATATTCATCGCAGTCTTCATCTCCAGATTGAGGGGTAAGCCCAGAAATATTTTGGGATGTCGGAACGGACAATTGTACGTCTTCTAACCAGGCCCACACTTGTATAGACAATGCATCTGTATCCCCATTTGCATGGCGCAATGGTTGAAATGAATTAAAATTCAATACTCCAAGAGCACCGAATACTGATTCTGTTATATCAATACCGTTCAAAGGCCATAACATAGGAACACACATTGTCCCACCCTGCGAAGCCGTAGGGTTTAAAAATATATGTGGGCGTTGTGAGAAATGCAAAAGTTCAATATCATTTTCTCCCTCCGGAAACATTACAGTTTCATATGTAGTTAGAGGGGTATAAGATGCCAAAATATGGCCAAACATAAATGCATTCCCATTTAGAACTATCTTCATACACAGTGTTGCTTTAAGGATTCTATAATTACTCATCCTATTAGCTACACGTGTTTGCTCTAAAAATAATTTCCATGGTTGTATTCTCTCTTCCATGGCTACTCCAGGGGCCAATAGGAAGTCATAAATTTGGATTGGTCTAGAAAAGAACTTATCCAACCCAAATTCTTCTGAATCGGCCATGGAGAATGTCTGATCGCGCCTATCCGGGCGCATATCTAGAATTTGTTGTGGTGAGGAGTCTTGAAACGTCGTGACTACCTCTTGATCTCGTGTTATTTTATATACATTGGGGGGTCATTTTTATACAAATGGACGATCGACCCAATCTAATCCATTGTGGTCTGAGAGCGTGGTTTAGTCCACTCCCCTAAATAGGGGATGATCGTAATCATCTTTTAATATACACAAGCAGGGAAAGAATCCTCTCAGTTTTCTCTCCTAGTAATCAGTATGTACACCCCTCGTTTTAGCTTAACATGCGTTGAGGTACGCATGGAGGGACACTAGAACACGACCTAGTCCGCGTCTTGGAGGTATTTGAGTTTCCATTCCTTCACTCTATCATCGAAATCTTTCTCCAGATGTGAAGTATAATGATTAAGATTATATTTCTGCGCCAAGCGCATCAACTTTTCTCTACGATCATCATATACCTCTCTACCATGATAGAACCATTCCACTAAGGCGCTATCAATGACACTGCCACACACTTCCTCCATAGTGACAGATTTTGATTTTGTTACACGGTGTAGACTTTTATAAATAGACATTTCGTCCAACTTTCCAACCGTGCAATCAATCTCCTCAATATAGTGTGACCTTCTCTTCAAGAAGTCTGTATCTGCCTCGTTCATATAAGGCACAGGATCAGAAGTCTTGTCAGGCATTGTAAAGACCATACCATATTCCTTCAAAAAGGCGGCAAAGGATATATGGTTAAATTCGTCATATCCCACTTTGACAGTAGATTCAGCATCATCTCCATATGTAGATAAGGCGACTGCACTCCGGAAATCTATATCACAACCGTATATGGAAGCAAAACCACACCTGAACAACAATGAATTCACAATTGAATTAATATATACAGTTAAATTGTGTCCAGATGGATTACTACCATCTACTTGTAACAGATCTCCATTATAGGCAACCATAAAGTAACAAACCTCTGTTGCTAAACCTCGCATGACCGTTAAATCGCGGTCTGTATAATTGCCACTCTCTTTTGCCATCCTTATCAAAATGTCAAATGCTGCAAACA